ATGAAGAAGAAACTCAAACGTTCAAAGCTTTCGGTCACATTCTATGTGATCGCCTGCATTCTGCTGGTATATGCTGTGTACTCGATGTTCAGCACGGTTTCTTACCTGAACACCTATTTCACGACATACGGAACATCCATCGGCGCTAACCTTGGAGACGCTATACCTTACATCATCAGCAACTCCATCGTGTACCTGGTGTACGCTGTGCTGGTGTTCATGGGCGCTGTGATCTTTGACGCAGTGAGAGCCCTGGATCCTGCCAACTGCCTGACGGAGGCCGAGATCGCCGCAAAGGAAAGGGAAAAGCAGCAGAAGGCTGCAGCGAAGGCTGCCGAGGCCAAGAAGAAGGAAGAGGAGAAGGCGAAGGCCGCTGTTGAGGCCGCTTCCAAGAAGGCTCAGGAAAAGGCCGAGAAGGGCGAGGCGCCAGTCGAGGAGGCAGATGCCGAGGCTGAGGATAAGACTGAGGACGCTGAGAAGGCCGACGACGCCGATGAGAAGAAGGACGAGGCTGACGCAGAGTAGTCCCGCCGTGGCGTAACGGTCCGGTCGGACGATCTTCGAGATTTAAATAATAATGGAAACCTGGATGAGCCGCGATAGATCCTTGAGCGAGCCAGCCCGACTGCCCGGCTGCCCGTCGGGCATGCCCGGAAAAAATAATTGTGGCAATGAATGACGAATTGTTGTATCATAGAAAAGGTTTCCAATACGGGGCGTTGGCGCAGCTGGGAGCGCGTTTGACTGGCAGTCAAGAGGTCAGGGGTTCGAACCCCCTACGCTCCACCAGATGAAATGAGAAAAGCCGCTGAGATCAACAGAGATGTTGAGATCGGCGGCTTTTTTAGTGCCTTTGCTAGTCTCATTGACCGTCATAAACGGTCAAAAATATGCCACATTTTAGACCACTATGCCACACTTTATGCCACACTTTTTACTCTCCCATGAATGCCAGAAAGCGATTCAGTGCCTCGGCCTTGTCAGACTGATAGACGTGATTGTAAACATCTATGGTGGTTTTTACGTCGGTGTGGCCCAGGCGGTCCTGCACTTCCGGGATGGATACCCCGGCCGAAAACAAAAGGCTGCAGTGGGTATGTCTCAGTCCGTGTGGCGAGATGTATCGAAGATCTGTGCCATCCACAGCCCGATGCATCATCCTGATCACCATCGATGGAGTTGTGAAGCTGCCTTTGGAATTTGGGAAGACGTACTCAGATTTGCACTTTAAGCTGTGGATCAGCTGCAGAGTCTTATCGTCCAGCATGATTACCCTGTTGGATTTGTCCGTCTTGGGAGTGTCGGATATGTATGCTCCTTGCTCTCCGTGAGTGACGGTCTTCGTGATCCTGATCGTGCGCTTGCGGAAGTCGATGTCCTCCCATTTAAGGGCGATAGCCTCTCCACGTCTCAGGCCAGAATAAGCCAGGAGGCGGAAAAAGACGTACCACTGGAGAGGAAGACGCTCTTCGCACAGATGCAGGAATTGCTCAAGCTCTTCCTTAGTGTAGAAGTTCATTCCCGCTTTTGCAGATCGGCCTGACTTAGACTTCTTCGGCCGGTCTATCATCAGAGCAGGGTTCTTGTCGATGACGCCTTGCTTGAAGGCAAAGTCAAGCACCTTGGAAAAGTAATTGAAGCGTCTTCCTGCGGCTGCTGGGTCTTTCTTCACCTGAGCCGTGGTCCACTGCTGGCATTGGAGAGGTGTGATGTCCTGGACACGCATTGAGCTGAAGGCGGGAAGGATGTGATCACGGAAGATCTGTTCAGTATGCCTCAGAGTGCTCTCCTTGACGGAGAGGCGGTAGGACTCCAGCCACAGCTCGTAGATCTCGCAATAAGTGATGTTCTTTGCCTTCGCCGGTTCCGCCTTCGCGATGATCTCCGCAGCGGCGAGCTGAGCTTCCCTCTTTGAGTCGAAGCCGGAGCGCTGGACCCTGACAGGTTCACCAGTGACAGGATCCAGGCAGATGTATGCCCGAAACCTGTATTTGGTCTCACCACGGACCTTGTAGCTTTCAATTTTCATGCTTGCCTCCTTGAAAGGACGGCAATGCAATGATAAACTGACAAAGCAGTGGATACAATCATTGCATTACCTTGAGCCACATCTGTTGCAGCAGGTGTGACTCTTTTTTACTTATGAAGTTGTTTCATGAATGTTTAGCTAGTGGCAAATGCCTTTTTCTTGAGCATCATCGTTTCACGATATTGCTCTGCGTCAGGAATGGCCTTGAACTCAACTGTCTTATCAAAGTTCTTCTTGACTACATCTTTGATTTCATCGAGTGTCACATTGAAAAATTCTCTGCGAGTATTGATCATGTTCAATTTCCTGTCATCGAAAGCTCTGTGAAGAGCAGCTTCCAATGCAGGAGCATCATCAGAGAAAATCATTGCATGGACGTCGAAATTGAATGGGACGGAAGCGTCACCCAGTTCATTTATACGATCAAGTGGCTCGAGCCTTCTGGTCATGCCGATCTTATAGACGTTTTCGCCAAAACTTCCTATGTTAGAAATGACATAAACATATCCGGCTCTCTTGTTTGCCTCACGGTAATCAATATCGCGTAGATTTGCCTCAATCTTTTCTACGTGTGCTTCAAGCTCTTCTTTCTTTTTCAGCAAATCAGGGTTTTTTGGATCCTGATCGAGCTGGAGAAGAAGAGTGCGAAGGGCGTTTTCATAATGCTTCTGTTCTTTTTTCGCGGCAGCTCTAGCCTCTTCGATTTCCTTTTGCAGCTTGGCTTCTTCACGAAGTCTTGCTCGTTCTTCCTTAAGAGCTTCCTTTTCCTCTTGTTTCTTTAAAGCGTATTCGTATGCAAGATTCAATTCATCAAGTTTCAATTCTAAATATTCAGGAACCAGACGGATTTCCATACGGGAATTCATCTTATTTAACTGATCGAAAGATTTCTCAATCTTCTTGCGTGTGTTTTCAACGGTGTTGAACTTGACGTTGTTGATCAGTACGTCGCATTCGTTATTGAAGGATCTGAGAATCTGTTTTACATTGTCGTTAACGAGGGCCTTGCCTTTAGAAAGGCTGTTATTCAAAGTGAAGTTCTCAGGGAAAATAACGGCGCGTTTTTCCTTCACCATCTGCTTTTGCTTTTGCCTTACAACAGACAATCTATCTTTGTATTGTTCTGAATTTGCAAATTTGTATACTGGCTGGTAAAGTCCGAATTCCTGAAGAGATAGCTCATCGTTAAGATCAACCAACTCATCTTTGAGCGCTTTGATCTGCTTCTGTTTGTCGGTTACTTCCTTTGACAATTGCGCTAATTTTACTCGTTTAGCTTGAATGGATCCTTCCAGTTCGCTCATGATCTTTTCTTTTTCCGCATCCCTATTGTTTATCATATAAATTGCAATTCCAACTTGAACACTAGCGTAAAATTAAGCACTTTGAACTTTGACAACTGAATACACTTGATCGAGAAATTCGTCGAAGAGCTCTTCTGGTGTAAAGTATCCAAGACGTTTTCGCGGCAAAGCGTTCATCTCATCGGCAAAACTCAGTATTTGATCTGCAGAATATTTGTCGATGGACACTCCTTTCGGAATGTATCTGCGAAAGAGACGGTTGTGTCGCTCGTTCTGACCTCTTTCCCAGGATGAGTACGGATGAGCAAAGTAGACGCCTACACCCCAATACTTTAGTTCAGAGAGCCTTTCAAATTCAGGTCCGTTATCTGCGGTGATGGTCTTGAAGATCTCTGAAAAATGTGTGTCACCATATTCTTCTCTAAGGGTCTCCATTGCAGCCATTACCGAGTCAGAGTCTTTGCCGGGAATCTTTATAGCCAGATAGAAATCAGTGACTTTTTCAACCAGAGTGAGAACCACTGATTCCTTGCCAGCTCGTTTGCCCACTACTGTGTCTATTTCCCAATGACCGCACACGATGCGCATGGATGCTTCCTCTGGACGATCATCTATGCTCTTGCCGAGGACCTTCTTGTTCTTGCGAGTATGGGCCTTCTTCGACTTGCGGGAGAGAACTTCAGGCAAGTCGAATGGTGAGAGAGGCAGATTACCGGCCCACAGCTCACGGTATAGCGTCTTTGTGCAGACGATATACTCGCTTGGAAACAGCTTCTTACGTCTGGCGTACCCTACACAGCAATCCAATGACCAGTGCTTTTCTCGCACCTGCTTGACCATCCAATCGATAAAAGGATTTTCTTCTTCTAGTTTGTGCGGCTTGTGACAGCGGGTCCGGTTAGTTTCATAATTTGCCTGCCCCCTTTTAGCTGAATACTCAGGGAACCTCCCACGATTGCCTTTGCGCTTTCCTGTACCGCGGCGCAACTCATTGAGTACAGTGGATGCAGAACAGTTTACAACTTCGGCAGTTTTGCGTAGAGACATCCCCAACTTCTTGCAGGTCTTGATGCTGCATCTGTCTTCGAATCCGAGATGCTGTCCTCTTTCTCTTTCAGGTGTGGTAGAATTGTCACGATCCATGGTGATCTCCTTTGGTGATTTTGTGTGGTGACTTAATTCTACCAAAGATAGGTCCTGTGGATCTTCTTTTATTTAGTTTTAGTGTTCAACTTCATATTACAATTAACCCTATTGTTTATCAGTGAATTTAACTCGTTCTGAAGATCTTGAAGCTTTCCCTCCATCTGAGCAACTTCACCTTTCTTCGCAGCAACAGCTGCATCATATTCAGGTGGGAGATTGACTTCCGCTTTACGCTGTTTTACGAGCAGAATAATGCCAATGATTGGTGGTATAAAGAAAAACCAGAATGCGAAGAGCAGAGCAATGAACCAAGTATTGTAATACCATTTCTTATAAGTCATATTCGTACCTCATGATTGTCTTTCTCAAGCAATAGAAGAAATATCTCCTGTTGGGTTAGCAGCTGTCAAGTATGTTCATGTCATACCTCCTAAACATACGAGTGATAAACCCCTACAAGCCTACCTACAATCCGGACCTCGGAGAGGTCTGTTACCATGATATTGTAATCTGGGTTGCAAGGAGTGAGAACAATTGAGTCACCGTCACGATTAACTCTCTTCAATGACGCTTCATTTGTCATATTAAATTCCACGGCATAAATCTTTCCGCTAACGAATTCTGTAGCTCTTTTAATGAAAACGATATCGCCATCAAAAATATCAGCGCCAATCATGCTGTCACCGTGCACCCGGAGACAGTAATCTGCAGATACTTCGAGGTCAATGATGAAATGACCCTGAAAATCATCTTCGCAGACTATGCCGTCACCAGCGCAGATGGTGCCGATGATAGGCAGCGAGCGGGCGGAGGGCAGGATCGCGTTCGCTGGAAGGTGTGAATCGCTTTGTGGTTCATCGTCAAATCCCATAAGGTAAGATGGTTGGCAGTTGAATATTTCAGCCATTTTTTTTATGGTTGACTGTTTTATATTTTTTACACGTCCATTTTCGTATTTGGCGATTGCAGATTTACCAAGTCCGAGCTTAAAGCCAAGTTCTTCTTGTGACATACCTGCTGCAAGCCTCAACTCTTTTATACGTTCGGCCATACCCATGACAGCACCTCCATTAAAAATAATGCGTGTCTTAATAGTAGCATTTACAAGGCAAAAATCAACGAAAATAATAATAAGTGTCTTAAAAATACAAAATTATAGTTGACACAGAACGGAGGAGGCATTATCCTAGTGGTGTCTTAAAAAGACACATGCCGAGAAGGGAGACGATTAGATGAACAAAAATGAACTCGAAGCAGAGATGAAAAGATATGGAGACACCGGCGCTGCATTAGCTTCATATCTCAACATGGCAAGATCGACGCTTTCCAATAAAATGAACGGAAAGGCGGAGTTTACACAAGGCGAGATAACAGCAATTAAAGAGCGCTATTCATTGACTCCAACGCAGATTGACACAATATTTTTTTTACCGTAAAAGTGTCTTAATAAGACACAAACAGAGAGGAGGGTCAGATGAGCCAAGAAGCAATCCAGAAATTGGAAGAAGAAAAGAAGCTGCATCCTTATGACTACTGCAGCGAATGCGAGATGAGCGCACGAAACGGTGGCCATTGCTATGTTTATGACAAATACCAGCGTTTACCAAGGGATGAGTACAAGGGTGCGCTGAGTCAGTGCATGAAGATCGGCGGCCCTGGCTGCTGACCGGGAGAGGAGTAAACCAGATTACCCGATGGGTAATTTAGCGATGAAAGAGAGGTGGATCATGGACGACAAGAGAGAGCTGCTGACCATCAAAGAGATGTGTGAAGTGATGGGCATAAGCGAGAGCACCTGGAAGAGGAACAAGATTGGAGCAAAGCTGACACCTTACAAGGTGGGCAAGAAGATCAAGTACAGACGCTCAGAAATCGAGCGGTTCAGGATGAGGTAGGTAGAGATGATGAAGGACAATGTGACGATGGAAGAGGTGAGTACAGAAATGCTGACAATCGAAAAAATATACGCCAACAAGAAGCATTTCGTGGAGAAGCTGCAGGAGGCCTTGCTGGAGATCCCGGAGATCCGCGGTATTGAGTACCGGCACAATTCTACATTCGAGCTGGTGAGGATAGATCTCCACGGAGAGGGAGATCTTCACGATTACATCAATATGACTGCCAATAACAAGGCGACGATGATGCTGGAGATCAGCAAGTACCTCCTTGACTATAACCCGGTGGGACTGCTGAGACATCGCGCAGCCGGAGACAAGCTGTGGGAGGATGCTGAGTGATGGACATGATAGAGATCCAGAGAATGGAGGCTTGTAAGATACTGCCGGCTTTTACCTGCATCTTAGGCACGGGGCACGGCTGCAACCATGATTGCTCAGTATACAGGGCATATCAAGCCGGCAGGATGGATGTCACATCGGTACATAGCTTTATCGCAGAGAGTATCTGCGACCATATCTGCAAGTATGCAGATATGACTATGACACAGAAGGAGCTGGACAAGCATTGCAATGGATGCCCAGTAAGGAGATTGATGGAGGACTTCGATGATGAGTGAAGATGAGACGATCGAAAGCATACAGATGGAAACAGCGCAGATACTGCTGAGATATCTGAAAGCAATAACAAACACAGACATGGCACTGCCCGAGGCACAGGTAAGGGCCGTGCCTGAGGTTACATTAGCAATAAATACTATTCTACGCGATCTGCGCGATCTAGAACGTCAAAACTGACAGGAGAGGAACGATGGCTAAAGACTCATATGCAAGTAGATATACCCGCAATCTCCTGAAGGCGGCATTTGAAATAAAGGAGAAGTGTGCAAGGACAAGCTGCGCACAGTGCCCGCTGACATACGGCCGAGCCTATTGCAGATTCGATCGCCACACACCAGCGGAGTGGCAAGTGGAAGTGGAGGATTTCGATGAAAACTAAGACTCTTAAAAGGCTGCTGATCTTCACGGTCATAGTGGCCATAGTGGAATATCTCAGGACGAACACCGTCAACGGAGTGTGCTTCCTGCCGATCCTGCCACTGCTTTTCATGCTGGATCAGTCAGAGTGGGATAAGTGGGCGAGAAAGAAGCTGGAGGAGAGGAACAGATGAGGCTGATAGATGCAGATGAGTTAAAAAAAGAGATCCGTGCTTATGCGTGGGGCCACAAGGGAGCAACGCCTCCTGGAAAGCGAGGCTGACTCGCTGGATCGAGCGCTGTCGATGGAGCGGGGCAAGCTTTTTCAAAGAAGAAGACGACACAAGCGCTGAAGAAGAGGGAAGGAGAAAATATGAGGATCAAAAACCATGATGTAGTGCAATTCATAGAGCACCACAAGTGGTGCGGCTGTCTTGGTATCGTGGTGAAGGTCAGGCAATCGGGCAGGGTGATGGTAGGAGTGCCGATACCGCAAAAAGGCACAGCTTATATGTTAGCGCAGCCTGATGAAGTCGAAGTAATTGGACGAGCAGCGATGATACCACAGGAGTAGAAAATGAAGTCAGAATTCAAATACGAAATAAAGGAATATTTAGGCGTACTGTCCACCAGCAGACAGGGATGGAATAAAGAGGTCAACGTGATCTCCTGGAACGGGCGGCCGGAAAAGATCGATATAAGAGAGTGGTCACCGGAGCACGACAAGATGTCGAAGGGGCTGTCACTCACAGCGGATGAAATGGACGAACTGGTAGATATTTGGGTAGCAAACAGGAGGTAGGAAGTGAGCAAGTACGGACCTGGACTTTCTTTTAAGGAAGTATGCGAGCTGGAGCTGGAGCAGATAGAGCATGCGCTGAACGGCGAACTGGTGTCTGGAGAGGATGAAACGGGATTCACCTACGAGAAGAAGCCGGAGGAAGAGTGCAAAGCGTTCATTCTGGATGCGTATGAAGAGTGCGCCCACCAGGGACTGGTGGCTATGCATGGCAGCAGGGCAATCGAAAAGGTGTATGTGGATCAGTGCGGTGGAAAACCTCCGCGGGATTACCTGCAAAAGTATGTTGCAGCAATGTACGCCACGGCGGATCCAGACAACCTGGACGATGTTATCGGAGAAGACGATGGAGAGGAACAGTAGTAATGATGGACGGTGCAACATTCGATGTTTTGGGGATTAAGTACAAGGTTCGTGAAGTTCCTGTGGTCAACAAGGATGAGCCGAGGAAAGGTCAGATCAATTTTCTGACCAATGAAATACTACTCGACGAGTCAATGCCAAACGACGTCAAAGAACAAACACTGATGCATGAAATCCTTCATGCTATATGTGACCTTACGGGAAACTACGATATTGGAGATAACGAAACAGCGGTGCAGAGCCTTTCAACAGCACTTTACTACTTTTTCAAACATAACCTGCTCTGATATTAATGGAATGAAAGATGGAGCGATAAATGGAAGTAAGAACCGTAACGATTGAGGGCAGGCCGGTGCCAAAGGGCCGGCCAAGGGTCTTCCGGGGCCATGCAGTGACACCCAGAAGAACACAGCAGGCAGAAGAGCAACTTCTGGCAATGTATCGGTTCCAGAATCTGGGAGAGGAACCATTCACAGGTCCGGTAGAAATACATTGTGTATTCTTTATGCCGATAGCAAAAACATGGAGCAAGCACAAGCAGGAGCGGGCCGCAAAAGGTCTGCTCCGTTGTACGGTAAGGCCTGATCTGGACAATCTGGTGAAGCTGGTGTTGGACGCATTGAACGGCGTCGCTTATGCAGATGATTCACAAATTGTCAGGATCCATGCATTCAAAAAGTATTCAGGGGCATATCCCGATGGAGCAACCATCGTAGATATCGTTGAAGAGGAAAGGCAGGAAGATGCCGTCAAATAAGTGTCACGATTCACGGTGCAGGGGCTGCACCATGTTTTCCCAGGGCTTTTGTATTGCGCTCAAAGACACTGACTTCGGCGATAAGAAATGCCCGTTTTTCAAGGACAGAAAAGGACGCAAAGAGGAACCCAGTGAAAGCTTCCTGGAAGGACCGCCAACAACAGTCAGAAGATACACGAAGCTTCCGCGTTTCAACTTGCGAATGGAAAGCATCATGCAGTCAGCAGATCAGAAAAATGATCTATACACCGTGGATTCTGACAATGTGGCGTATAAGTTCATCGCCGACGAAAACGACATTCTGATCATGTCCCATAAGAACGGATATTTGAGGGTGCCACTGGAGGAAGTTGAAGATCTGGCACAGGAGGTCACCGAAGTTGCGGAGGTGGTCAGGGTATGGAGAAGAGGGAAGCACTGAGCTGCCCGATCTGCGGTGGTGACGGCCATGACGGGTGGATCCGCTGCAGGAAGCACGACCAGATGATCTGCATGAAGTGCTGCGTTGCCTGTAATGATCATAAAAAATTCAGCGGGCTGTTCAACTGCAGCTATGGAGAAGGATTCGCATCACGGGCGGAAGAGGACATCCGTCACTTGGAAAATCAGATAAAAACTAAAGATCTGCAGATAAGATTGGCACTCAGGAGAGGATCGAAAGAAGACGCAGAAAAGGCCCGAGAAGAAAAGTACAGCATTGAGCGGAGTCTGATCCGTAAGAAAAGAACGCTGGAAGGATACAGCAGGGCCGACAAAAGGACAATTTAATCTGGTAATTCAGTGCCCGGCCTAGTGCCGGGTTCAGGGTTCATCAGAGTATTAATACTAGGACCACAAGCAAAGGTAGATCGATGGACAAGGTGATACGAGAGACTTGCATAGCAGGTGCCGTGATAGATCGCACGGTGAAAGCCAGCTTCCCTCACGGAGGAAGCCGGCGGCCAAAAAGCAAACCGACGACAGATGCAGTCAGAAAAAATAATGATCGAATAGCAGCGAAACATCTTACGAGATTGATCAATGCTAATTTCATGCCAGGCGATCTGCACGTAACACTGACTTATGCAGAGGTAGTAAGCGTAGAGCAAGCAAACCATGAACTTGACCTCTGGCTGAGGAGAATGAGGAGAGAGTATCGCAGGAGAGGGAAAGAATTCAAATACATAGCAGTTACGGAGTATCAGAACAAAAGGATCCATCATCATATCGTAATGGCCGAGATAGATTTCAGCACTATAAACCGGCAGTGGACGGCCGGAAGGATAAGGTGCACAGCACTAGACGAGACGAGGAGCTATAAAGCACTTGCTGATTATCTTATCAAGGAAACACAAAAGACTTTCAGGCAGCCGGACAATGCCGTCAAAAGAAGGTGGAAAGCATCAAGGAATCTTACCCGCCCGGTTGTGAAAAGAGAATGGGTATCAGTAAGAGAACTTTTCAGAGACCCGAAGGCGCTTAAGGGATACCAGTTGAATGAAGATTCTATCCGGAGATACCAGAATCCAGTCACGGGACTTGAGCACTTAGAGTATCAGATGATAGCTACAGATCCGGAGCCGAGACTCAGACGATGGAAAAAAGGAAGGAAGGCCAGACCAGAAACATATATCAGAATGGACGAATTTAGGGATCAGGAAAAGGAACTCGGAGAGGAAGAAGGCACATGGGAACTGTGCTAGATTTGCAGTGGAATAATGGAGAGGTGAGATGAAGGAATACCAGCCAAAGAAACATAGGCAATATGTGCTGCCACATAACACATACATGGAGACTATTTACATAATCCGCTCTTATGATGCGTTGAAGCAGGAGTGCGCCGATATCCTCGTTTCCTCTCCGGATCCGGAAGACGGTCCCTCTGGATCAGGGGTATCAAATCAACCACTCGCTTACGTCATAAAAACCGAGGAGAGGACGCGACGGATCGACGCCGTAGACAAGGCTATGGAAAAGATACCACCGGAGTACAGGAGAGGAGTGATGGAAAACATTATTTATCGCAAGCCTTTTCCAGATGATGCTGCGAGGTCTACATATTCAGACTGGAAACAGAAAATGGTTTATTATACAGCAAAGGAATTACATATTGTCTGATAAAATAGTCATTGATTGCTGATAATAAATTATTATTGAATTAATTAATATAGCATGTTAACATAAATTAACCTAACAGGTTAATTCTGCATTGAGAGGGACATCTTTGGAAGTTACGTACAAAAGTAAAAAAATTAAAAAAGTTTGTACGAATGCAAAAGATGCAGAGAGAGCATATGGCCGAGAGATGGCAAATAAAATTCATCAAAGAATTGATGAAATCACTGCATCAGATACAGTTGAAGTTTTGGTACAGTGCAGGATTGGTAGGTGCCATTTGCTGTCAAATAACAGAAAAGGACAATATGCTATGGATTTGGTTCATCCATATAGATTGGTGTTTGAAAAAAGGGGAGAAGAGATACAGATCGCCAATATATTAGAAATTGTAGATTATCACTGAATGTAAAAGAAGGAGGTGGCAATATGTTGAGGAGCCGAAGCTACATTGCAACGCCACCAGGGGCGACAATTAAAGAACAATTAGAAGACAGAGGAATGAGTCAAAAGGAATTTGCCGCCAGGATGGACATGTCGGAAAAACATGTCAGTAATCTGATTAATGGTGATGTGAAGATCACTCCAGATACAGCATACAAGTTGGAAATTGTTTTGGGCGTGCCGGCTGAATTCTGGAACAATTTAGAGGCTATCTACAGGAGTAAAATTGCAAAAGTAAACGCTGAGAATGCAATGGATTCTGATATGGAAATTGCAAGAAGATTTCCATATGGCGAAATGGCAAAATATAATTGGGTCCCAGCAACAAAGGACCCCAAGGAAAAAGTACTGAACTTGCGAAAGTATTTTGAAGTTGTTCAGTTATCGCTATTAGATAATGAACAAATTACTAAAATTGCATGTAGAAGGCTAGCTACTACAGAAAAGAGTAATTTGGCATTAATTGCATGGGCACAAAGAGTTAAAATCCAATCAAGGAACATATCAGTGGAGCCAATTAATTTGGATAGGCTCGTTGATTTTATTCCGGAATTCAAGCACATGACACTATTGGATCCAAAAGATTTTGTTCCACAACTTAAGATGGATTTTGCAAGGTGTGGGGTTGCTTTGGTATTCGTACCGCACTTAAAAGGATCGTTCCTTCATGGAGCATCTTTTGTCGATGGGAATAAAATAGTGATAGGAATCACTGCAAGAGGGAAGGACGCTGACAGATTTTGGTTTAGCCTCTTCCATGAAATTGCACACATACTTCTCGGACATATTGGTCAGTATGGAGGAATTTCCGAAGAAGACGAGAAAAGAGCGGATGGATACGCAAGAGATATGTTGATCGACCAAGATGCATTTCTCGCGTTTAAGGAAAAAAAAGATTATTCGAGGCAGAGTGTCCTAATGTTTGCAAAAGAACAAGGTATCGCACCTGGTATTGTAGTTGGCAGGATGCAGACCGAAAGAATGTTGCTTCACAATGAACTTAATGATTTGAAAGAAAAATATAAAATCGTAAGTTAAGTCCGGACATTAGGGGAAAAAATGTGTGTTATTATAGTAGTGTCCAAAGACGGACAAAAACAAGAGCGCCGTCCGTCTTGTTGATTTACCTAGTAGCCGGGTTGACCACCCGGCATTTATTATGCCTGGAAACAGGCCGGGGAGAGGGTGTAGAAGTGTCAACGAATCCACGCTATCAAAATGGGGCCCTCCGTAGAAAGTACCGGGCAAGGTTAAGAGCTATGGGGTGTGACTGCGGGATATGCCGCGGGGCCCTGGGACCGATCCACTACGATGAACCTAGTGATGCAGATCATCCGTTATCATTCGTGATAGATGAAATAAAACCGATAAGCAAGTGGAAAGAGTTCGGTTATGGCTCTCCGAGGGAAGCCGCCGAAGACTGGGACAACATACAGGCCGCTCACTACATCTGTAACCAGGTCAAGGGCAATAAAACAGGAAATTGTATACAGGAACGGCAAAAAATACAAATTGACAAGAAAAATTACTCTTCAGATGGAAATTGGTAGGGGAGAGGACCCTCCCGGAGGGCGACGGAGACCAAACCCGTCCAAGCGCCAATTTACACACAGGGATTTTTGATAAAAATGGCATATAGAAAATTGACAAGTGCCACGAGGGCAGGGAGTCGGTTAGAGATGCTAAAAACCTTGGCCAAGGAGCTGGCCAAAAGCATCGATACGGCTGCAGCAGATCCGGATGCGGTGAAGCAGCTGGCTCCGCTGGCAAAGCAATACAGGGAAACGATCAAGGAGATAGAAGACATAGAAGGAGCGAATACAAGTGACGACGAGATTGGCGAGATTATCGCACAAAGAGCAGATAACGGGAAGCCAGGAGCCGTCAGAAAGGATCGCACCGGATTACACAAGTAGTGATGGCTTTGACGCCTGCAGGATATTACAGGCTGGAGGTATCACGCTGGATGAGTGGCAGGCAGATATGCTATGCGATTGGATGGGTCGCAACTCATCGGGACGGTGGGCCGCATCAACCTGCGGCGGATCAGTGCCCAGACAAAATGGGAAAAGCTTACTAGTACAGGGGCGTGCCGAAGCCGGCATGCTCCTTTTTAATGAACAGGTTATCTACACGGCACATCTGCAGAAAACGGCGACAGAAACGTTTGAAGAGATGCGAGATTTCTTTGAATCACGTGCGCTGCGCAAGTATGTCTCAGAGATAAAGACAGCCATTGGTAGAGAGCAGATCATTTTGAAGTCGGGTGCGCGCATAAAGTTCCTGGCACGCACAAGGAACGGCGGACGTGGACAACATGGTGATCTGCTCATAATTGATGAGGCACAGGAAATAGACGAGACAGCCCAGGCATCATTCCTGCCAGCGATCTCAGCGAGCTTGAATCCGCAAACTATCTATGTGGGCACACCGCCGGATCCGTCGGTAACGGCCACTGTATTCCGAGACATACGACAGAAGGCACTAAATGGCAAAACAGGTAAAACCGCGTGGTTCGAGTTTTCCGTGCCAGAGATAGGAGACATAACCGACAGAGCTCGGTGGGCAGCAACAAATCCTGCCCTAGGGAAAAGAATACTACTGGCAACGATAGAGGGGGAATCAGAACAGATGGAACCAGATACGTTTGCTCGGGAGCGCCTGGGATGGTGGTCTCCAGTTGTGGAGAGGACAAAGGCAATAATGGCGATAGATCCTGAAGCATGGAAAGCGTGCAGATCCTCCGAACCAAAGCCAGAAGGAAAGACGGCTTACGGAGTCAAGTTTACGGCAGATGGGTCTGAGGTGTGCCTCTGCGGTGCAGTCATACCGAAAGAAGGCCCTGCGAGGATATCCATCATCGAAAGGACAACGACTGCTCGTGGTACACGGTGGCTGTCTGAATGGCTTAATGCAAGATATCACCAGGCATCATGTGTAGTGATAGACGGCCGCAATGGAGTTGACCTCCTGGTGGATCGGATCGCTGACACGTGGAGAATGAAAAATTCTGTCATCAAGCCTACCGCAAAGGAAGTAGTTGCGGCAGCCAGCCTACTGGTCAATGACATCAATGAAGGAATCGTTACCTGGTATGAAGGGCAACCGGCACTTGAAGACAGCGCACTAAGCGCAGAACAGAGATCCATAGCGGGCGGCTGGGGATTCGGAGGAGATAATTCAGCACCGATAGAAGCGGCTAGTCTGGCACTCTGGGGTGCTGCCACAAGCAAGAGAGATCCGCATAGGAAAATGCGCATAGGATAAAGGAGAAAGATGGATAGCATCACTATCAACCCGACTAATGTCACGAATCTCGACAAGGATACAGCTGAGAAGCTGTTCCGCCTTATCGAAGTTTATAACCATCACAAAGCGAAAAACGAGGGCAAGGAGAGGTACTATAACGGGCATATTCCACTGAGTGAAGTAAATCTCGGAATAGCTCTTCCTGACGGTATAAAGGGCCTTGAGATCGGTTGCGAATGGGGCGGTAAGTGCGTTGATGTGCTTGCCGCTCGTTCTATGTTCGATGGCTTTGTAGGCGCTGATGGTGATGTGGTCAATACAGTTCAGCGCATTGCTGTAGCAAACCGGTTCATTGCGGAGTACATGAAAGCCTGCCGCGATGAGCTGAAATTCGGATGCACTTTCACCACACTATCCGCAGATCCGTTGAGAGGGTGCAGAATAAGATTCCACTCTCCGCAGACTGCTGCAGCTTTATGGTCCGGAGAGGAAGGGCGAATAGACTGCGGAATGGCCATAATAGATGCCAGGCAGGATGAGTCAGACAAGCTGTGGAGACCATCGATAATTAATATTTATACAGCTACGGACATCTGGGTATTAAGACGGCCTTCCGGAACGACAAGCTGGATAGCGGAACGACATCCACAGAAGATGGGACGGCCGCTTATGGAGCCACTGATCTGGAATGCTACAAGCAAGAAACCATTTGGCAGATCTCGGATAAAGGAGACGGTCAGACACCTTATCCAGGGATATGTGCGCACGGTCGCAAATGCCACCATCGGGCTTGAGTTCGCGACCTCTCCGCAGAAGTATCTATTGGGAGTAACAGATGATCAGTATGACTCGCTGATCAATCAAAAATTCAGGCAGTATGTAGGCAACCTTATAGCAGCAACATCAAATCCGGAGACGGGAAATAATCCGACTTTTGGACAGCTTGCGCAGGGGTCGATAGAACCGCATGTGCAGATGCTCCGGATCCTATCGACGCAGTTTTCAGCGGCAACAGGACTTCCTGTGACGGATTGCGGGGTGATCAATGATGCCAATCCAACATCATCGGATGCGATCCTTGCGCAGACACAGACCCTGATCACGCTCGCAGAACAGCTTAACGCATCCAATGGTGACTCACTGAAGATGATAGCCATGATGGCACAGGCCATAGCAAGGAATGCGACTCTGGAAGAGCTGACCGACGAAGAAAAGGATGTGATCCCACATTTCAAGAATCCGGCAATGCCGTCCATTGCATCTACAGCTGACGCGGCAACAAAAATTGCATCAGTGAGGCAGGGCTTCGCAAGCACAGACGTGTTCCTGGAGATGCAAGGATTTGACCAGGCGGACATTCGCAGGATCAAGTCACAAGAACAGAGGGCGCGAGGTCTGGAACTGCTTAATGAGCTGACAATGGATGATGCCTCAACAGGATCTCCGGAGGGAGATGAATAATGGCCAGCAAAAAACAGTGGATGCAATATGTGCAACTGATGTCACAGCTGAAAGGTACTGCCAGAAAGCAGATGGATGATTATCTGGCGAAGTATGGCACTGGAGACATGGAAGCGGTGATCAAATATGCTTTCAGCCTTGCAACAAAGTATGGAGAGGGTACATCTGCAGTCGCTGCGGAAATGTATGATGCGGTCGCGAAATCGCAGGGTGCAAAAGTGCCGGCGGCTGAGTTGGCCAGTACAGCATCATATGAAGACACGGCTAAGGCAGTGACGCATGCGAAAGGAGTCAGTGACCGAAATATCCCGGGAGCGGTGGAAACACTTGTTAAACAGGCTGGAGAGGATACGACGATAAAGAATGCCATTCGCGATGGTGCAGAATTCGCATGGATACCAAGTGGCGATTCCTGCCCGTTCTGTCTTGCGCTTGCCTCCGGAGGCTGGCGCCACGCATCGAAAAAGACCCTGAAAGGGGATCATGCAGATCATATACATGCTCACTGTGATTGCTCGTTTGCGATCCGCTTTGATGGCAAAACATCAGTAGAAGGATATGACCCTGACAAGTTGCGTGAGCTGTACGAGAATGCAGATGGAAGAACGTGGAAAGATAAGATCAATTCCATGAGGCGGGAGCAGTATGAACTGGATGGAGAAAAGATACGTGCTCAGAAACGAGCTGCGTATAAACGGAAGCATCCAGTGAGAGGTGCTACTGATACAGGTGAAGCGATTGTGATGGCCGATGGCCAAGAAGTACCATATGGAAGCAGAGCAGGCTTCACGGGCATGACCAGAGATCAGGCTGTGAAGCAAGCACAGATGTATAGCCTGAATAAAAGCAGAGATATCCAATCAGGAGCTTTACGCGAAGAAAGTCATAAGGGCAAGATCAGAACTACCGAAATAGCACGGGCGAAAATAGAATCACCGGATTATGGAAGAAGAATGTCGTTAGTGGATGCATCAAAAGACGTTACAAACACAATGACTAGTGAGGCAAAAAAAATACTGTATCACAGGAGTGGTACGGTATACGAAGATCTTATGTTTATTGACACCAGAACGGGAAAATTCATAACGCGCACCGATTTCGACTATGAAAGAAAGGTGATGCCAAGTAAAAAAATGTGGAAGATGTTAGATGAGGCACCGGATTATACAGTAGCGGCTTTACATAATCATCCTGGAAGCACACCGCCTAGTCCATCTGATGTTAATGCAATATCTATAAGAAAAAATGCGTATGGAGTAGTTGTCTGCCATGATGGAACGATATACAAATATAGTGTGGATGCAAGTTCGTATAATGAGGCTGGTTACTGGTCGAGCTTTGATTTTCTTGATCAAAACGGATATAATGAAAAAGCAATAATGAAATTCATAGAATTGTCAAATGAAGCCGGCGTAAATATGGAGATTTTGTGATGGCTAAAATTACGATGGAAAGCATAATAAAGAAGTTGGGATTTGATCCTTTAAGGTATAATTATTCTAAAGGGATTGATTGGGAAGACGATAATTGGGAAAGCCCGTTTAAAGGATTAACTTCTGAAGAAGTTTTGTTCATTCATCAAGCTGCTATCGCTGATCCGATGTGTTACGCAAAGAATCAACATAAAGACTAGGAAAGCACCTGTTTCGGCCGGTGCTTTTTTCATACCTCGCGGATATTCGCGGGGTTTTATTATGCGGAAAAGGAGAACGACATGGGTAAAGATGACTATGAAGTGATCGTATGTAAAGTGCTTGTTTACTTTTACAGGAAGCTGAAGGGGAAGATATCAGAAGAAGATTTGGAATACTATCTATATCCCATGACGAAACAGCTTCCCATATCACAGGAGTATCTGGACGCTGTCCTCCTGGATCTTATAGACCAAGGCTTTATCGCTGATGTCCGTGTTTCTAAAGCATGGGGCGGAGATGTGGTCGGTATTGACATAAAGCGTGCTCGAATAACATTGAAAGGAATCGAGTATCTTAAGGAAAACTCCACGATGAGAAAAAATTGCAGAGACGCTAAAAGAAGCGATTCCGATCTGGAGTTTATTCGCATAGGGAGAGGTTGTGGTGAGAGTCAATGGATAGCAAGGAGAAAGAATACTTAAATCCTAATATCATGTATTCATGTTTCCTAAGCGGGCTATGTACAGGAATAGTTTTGGTGATGATTATCATGGAGCTCATGCTCGTGGTCAATATTCCAATATGGTCACTGCTATTGCCGGTGATAACACCGGCGGTATGTGCTTTTCTATGTTATGGGGAAGAGCATGAATAGACATCAATTCAGCATATAGGTCGCCGATGGGCGGCCTTTTAATATGCGGCAACTCGGGCCGAAACCGAGGAAGACAACTCAAGGAGGAAAAGATAATGGCTGAGGATACCAGCAAGAACAACCAGACAACAGGGAGAGACCTGGAAGATAAGCAGACAACGGGGAGAGACCCGGAAGATACGCAGACTGAAAGGACTTTCACGAAGAGCGAAGTTAATGCAATCGTCGTAGATCGCCTTGCCCGTGACAGGGAGAAATACAAGGACTACGAGGAATTAAAAAAGAAGGCGGAAAAATACGACGAGTATGAAGAAGCTAATAAAACAGAACTGCAGAAAGAAAGGGAGAGAGCGGATGCGCTTGAGAAGAAGGTTAATGCACTCGAAAGGGCCAATAAAATCAAGTCTGTAAGAGACAAGGTGGCAAAGGAAACTGGCGTACCAGCACACTTGCTTTACGGAGATGATGAGGAATCATGTAGGACACAGGCAAAGGCTCTTGTGGATTACAAGAAGGATGGGACATATCCAAACGTCAAAGACGGAGGAGAATCACATAACACGATGAGTAAGGAGGACATCCTGAAAATAAAGGATCCTATCAAGCGCACAAAGGCTATTCAGAATAATATCGAACTGTTTAATAAATAAGGAGGAGTAATATGACAGACGTAGCAATACAGGCAAGAGCTCAGGACATCAATTTTGTCACAACATTTGAAACAGATCTGCATAATATGCTGAATGTTCTGGGACATGAAAGTGTTCAGGTGGTGGCACCAGGAACAGCCCACAAGATCTATAAGGCATCTGGAACACTGGAATCCGGAGCTGTTGAGGAGAAAGCGCTGATCCCGGATTCCGGCATTAAGATGAATGATGGAGAACTTGTAGAGATCACATATCAGAAGTACAGAAAACTGACCTCCATCGAAGAGATCGGGAAGAAGGGCTATGACGTTGCAGTCGGTGGCACAAATATCGCAATGCTGAAGGAGATCCAGAAGAACATCAGGAAGACTATATTTAATGCGGTAGCAACCGGGACTGAAACAGCTCAGGGAGCAACATTCCAGGCAAAGGTGGCCAAGGCGGCAGCTTTCCTTGAAAAGAAGTTCGAGGATGAGGCATTCACGCCTATCATATTTGCTTCCCCAGATGATGTTTATGATTATCTGGGATCGCACACCGTGACTCTTGAGACGAACTTCGGCCTTTCGTATCTTTCCAACTTTATGGGCATTGGGAATGTTATCGTCGATTCCAATATGGCAGCAGGAACTGTAGCCGGTACTGCTGCGGAAAATCTCGTGATCGATGCTGCATCCATTACATCTATTCCTGGCATGGAACTCGAAACTGACGAGCTTGGAATGATTGCCGTACACAATGGTGCGAAATACGAGAATGCCGCACTTGAGGTAGTAGCATACTGCGGGTTGGCAGTACTTCCTACATATAAGGACCGCATCATAAAGGTAACCTCTGCAGCATAGAAAAGGAGATAGCAATGAGAAACGTAAGAGTTAATTATGATTTTTACGATCTCGTAGAAGGTGCTGACCGGAAGGCCGGCAGCACCTTTATCTGCGATGATGATAGGGCAGAATACCTGTCAAATCTGGGACTCGTCCTTAAACTCCATAAAGTTGAAGATAAAGCAGAGGAGCCCGTGAATGACTCTGATAGATCTTCAAAGGGAGAGGAAGAGACATCGGCCGCACCAGTGTCTGCAAAGAGAACGGCAGGGGCGAGGAAAGCAAAATGAGTGCTTATGCAATAGTTTCTGATGTAGAGGCAGGGTTTCGGGCGTTTGATGCTGATGAGAAAGCAAAATGCGCACAGCTCCTGCAGGAAGCTGCTGTGATGATAGATGCATATGCAGTCAGCGCATCAGAGGAAGTCAAGAAACTCGTGTCATGCAGGATGGTCCGCCGGGCGATCGGAGAAGCTGGTAACGGTAATGCATCATTCCCTATGGGTGCGACGCAGGGATCTGCATCAGCTCTCGGATATACGCAGTCCTGGACGATCGGAAGCGGATCAAACGGTGAGCTCTATTTTTCCAAGAACGAGAAACAGATGCTGGGCCTCGGAAACCGGATCGGATCATATAGCCCTGTAGAGGAGTTGGTAAAACATGATTAGAGGGGTGACCATTAAATTAAAGGTCAGGACGGAAAACGGGACCGATGAATTCAATCAGCCGATTTATTCAGATAGTTGGGTCGATGTGGATAATGTTTTGATCGGAGAGCCATCATCCAATGACGTCGTAGCAGCACTGAACCTTTATGGTAAACGCCTCGCGTTTACCCTGGCAATTCCGAAGGGCGATGACCATAACTGGGTAAACACTGAGGTCAGATTCTTCGGGAGGATATTCAGGACCGTCGGAGAACCGGTGCAGGGAATAGAAGAGCTCATACCGCTCAGCTGGAACAAGAAAGTACAGGTGGAAACTTATGGCTTCGAAAGTGAAGATCAAGCTTAATAGTGCAGGTGTACGTGAGCTGATGAAATCGCCTGAAATGCAAGCCGTGTTACAGGAATATGGGGAACACGTAAGAGAGAACTGCGGCGATATCGCAGATGAATGTGAAGTCAATGGTGGTATAGGCCAGAAGAGAGCCCACGTGAATATCCATTGCACGACTCCTCGCGCGTATTATCACAACCTTAAGCACAACACATTATTGAAGGCACTGAAATGATAGAAAAAACCATACTTGATTATCTCAGCGGGAAATTGGACATGAAAGTTTACATGGAGATCCCTGAGAAAAAGCCTGGGGCATTTGTGGTGATAGAAAAGACGGGAAGCAGCCGGATCAATCATATTGAGTCGGCTACGCTGGCGGTGCAGTCTTATGGTCAGACGCTTGTAGAAGCAGCGAAGCTTAATGAACGGGTAAAACAGGCGATGGATGATGCTATCGAGCTGCCATCGATAGGCAGCGTGCGATTCAGCACCGACTATAACTTCACTGACACTACCTTGAAGCACTACAGATATCAGGCCGTGTATGACATTACCTATTATTAGCAAAGGAGACCAAAATGTCAGATACAAAAAACGTAAGTGTAGCAAAACCAAAGATAGGTGGAGCGATATTCAGAGCACCATATGGGACAAAGCTCCCAACAGATGCCGTTACGGCACTCGACCCGACATTCAAACAACTGGGATATATTTCTGATGATGGTATCTCAAACGACAATTCGCCGGACTCTGACGCCATAAAGGCATGGGGAGGAGATACGGTAAAGACCATACAGAACGAGAAGAATGATACTTTTACATTCACATTTATTGAGTGTCTCAATTTGGAAGTTCTCAAAGCAGTGTATGGAGATGATAACGTCTCCGGCACACTTGAAGATGGAGTAGTTATTAAGGCTAATAGCAAACCACAGGAAGCTTGCAGCTGGGTGTTTGAAATGGTCCTGAATAGCACAATTGTAAAAAGGATCGTCATTCCGAACGCTGCTGTTTCTGAGGTTGGTACTATCAGCTATAAGGATGATGAAGCCATCGGATATGAGACGACCATCCAGGCGATGCCTGATACAGAAGGTCAGACTCACTACGATTACATGAAAAAATCCGCGTAAGGAGAGGAAATGGAAGGAAAAACAAAATCAGGATTTCAGTACAAGATAGCCGCCTCTGCCGCAGATGATATGGAACTGCTGGAAAATCTGGTGGCTATCGACAAAGGAGAAATAACAAAGGTTCCGGCCGTCCTCGATGCGATATTGGGAGAGGAGCAGAAGAAAGCCCTTTATGATCATTTGCGTGGAGAGGATGGCCGCGTGTCGGTCACCAGGGTGATACAGGAGCTGACGGAGATCTTCCAGAATGCAGACGATGACTCAAAAAAATAATAGCCCTCGCCGACATGATCGCGAAGGACAGAGATGCACTCATATGCGATCTGGCCGAGACGTATCAGATCTACGACTATAAGCAGGTACCAGTATCTACGCTGGCCACACTTGCAGTCGGTCTGAGGGACACAAGTAGAATCAAGCTGAAGATGGCAGGAATGAATTACAGCCTGGAAACTCTCCTGCTAGCGGCAGCAGTAGACAGACTTAGCCTGCTGCTTTGGTCCAGGACAAAAAATGCAGAGCGTGGAAAGAATGCGCCGCAGCAGATATTAAGTTTGCTGACTTCTGGTTCCAGGAAACCAAAAGGCTTCAGTTCACCTGCAGATTTTTGGAACACCAGGGAGAGGATCATCAAGGGAGGTGAAAGCTAGTGGCTACTCTGGGCGAAGCATATGTGCAGATCATTCCGTCTGCGAAAGGAATAGCCGGATCTTTGCTCGGAGCTATCGCTCCGGATGCAGAAAAAGCCGGAGTGACAAGTGGAACACTTTTCGGGAGCAAATTCGGTGCTGCAGCGAAACTTTTGGCCGGATCAGCAGCAGTGGCGGCATTTGGAAAATTTATACAGATGTCGGTCAAAGCCGGTGGTGCGCTTGAGCAATCCATAGGTGGAGTAGAGACGCTGTTCAAGAAAAGCGCGGGCACTGTGATCAAAGATGCAGATAAAGCTTATAAAACAGCTGGTCTTTCTGCCAATGCATACATGCAGCAGGTGACCAGCTTTTCAGCATCTCTGCTCCAGTCTCTTGGCGGTGATACGCAAAAGGCAGCTAAGCAGGCCAAGATGGCAATAACCGATATGGCGGATAACTCCAACAAAATGGGCACATCTATGCAGTCCATCCAGGACGCCTATCAGGGATTCGCAAAGCAGAACTACACGATGCTTGATAACCTGAAACTCGGGTACGGTGGGACCAAAACAGAGATGGAAAGGCTCCTGTCTGATGCTGAAAAGATAAGTGGAGTCCACTACGACATCAACAACTTGAATGATGTCTATAGCGCAATCCATGTTATCCAGGGAGAACTTGGCATAACTGGGACCACAGCAAAGGAAGCCGCGACAACACTGGAAGGATCGTTCAATTCCATGAAGGCCGCAGCAGAAAATGTGCTGGCGGACCTGGCTCTTAACAGAAATGTGAATAAAGCCATGACGGCCCTTGCACAGACAGCATCGACCTTTGTTTTCGGCAACCTGATACCTATGATTGGCAATATCGTTGCTGCGCTTCCTAAAGCGATAGCCGCATTCCTGCAGACTGGAGTACCACTTCTTTTCAACGGAGTGAAAACCATGATGTCAAAGCTGGGTAGCTACATCATTGCCAACGGCCCTGCAATGGTAAAAGGCATCCAGTCGGCTTTCAAGGGGCTGACTACAGCGATCATGAATATTGATCCTGCGACAGGTACCAAGATAATGTCAGACCTTGGTAGATTCCTGATAGCAGCATTTCCGATTCTGATCAATGCACTTACAGCGATACTGGAGGGCGTGTCAAGCTTACTGGGTACACTGGTCGTAAAGCTGGCGCAGATGGGCTGGGAATGGATCAAAGCCCTTGCCAAAGGCGTTGCAAATGGAGTCGGTGACCTTGTGCTTGCAGGAGGACAGGCTGCCGCTAACTTCAATGCAAGGATAGTACAGGCTGTTGGCGACCTGATCAATTCGGGCCTCGCCTGGGTGAGAGGTATCGCTACAGGGATCGGGAGAGGACTTGGATCTGCGGTAGCTGCAGCTGCCAGGATAATCAGTGGAGCTGTCTCTGCCGTTCGAAGTGGCGTTGGAAGCATGATGTCTGCCGGGCTGGACCTTGTGAGAGGAATCTGGCGAGGGATCAGTAATGGTTATGGATGGATCACTGGAAAAATAAGAGGATGGGTCGGTGATGTAGTCAATTACATGAAGCGGGCCTTCAAGATCGGATCACCGTCAAGAGTTATGGCAGATGAGATAGGTCACTGGATCCCGGCAGGAATCGCAATGGGTATCCAGGGAAATGCTAGTGCTGTTACAAGAGCAATGGACGACATATCAGCGAGTGTCATCAAACCACTTAACGCGGGTACTGCACTTGCCGATATTTCGAGCGTTGTCGCAGGCCACGCTGATCAGGAAGGCGCAGGGAAAAGCATTACGCAGATCATAAACATCAATCAACCCGTCTCGTCACCAGTGGAAACCGCCAGAGCGATCAAGAATCAGGCGATTAGATTAGGACTTGCGGGGGTGTAAATGGACATAAGAAATGCAGACATAACGGCCACTCGCAGTGATGGCAAAATATTCCATTATCGGTCGGATGATTGGCTGCTGAAACAGATCGATGGCTTCGACAATGCAGATATTGAAATCTTTAAATCAGCACGTGGTGTGGGTGATGGTGAGATCATTACCGGACAACGCAGGAAGAGCCGCGAGATAACGATCACTGCTCGGCCGCGAAGTATCTACGGCCTGCGAGAGATCCGCAATCAGGCTATAGCTTTCCATTCCAATCGCTATACATATGATGTTGCCTGTACTTATATGGGACGGACATTGGTAGCAAAAAAATGTTATCTGCAAGCATTCAGTTTTCCGGTGACCAATCCCAGGACGACCAGTAAATTGACAGTAGTATTCCTATCCGGTGATCCGGACCTTTTCGCTAGCGCATCCAGCAATGTCACTATGACGGACATCACAGCAAAGTGGAAAGTAACACGGTCGTACATAAGTGGCAAGCCGCTGGTATTCGCTACAGCGGCAAGGGCTGATTCGATAGTGATCGGATACGAGGGCATAAACTCGGCGACGATCAAATTGACCATAAACTTTACCGGATATGCCAAGGGCATCCACATCATCGTTGGTCAGGAGTCAGCGACGATAGAAAAAGAGTTCAACGAAGGCGATAAGTTGACGATAGACAGCTCGAAATCATTCGCAGATCTTAATGGGACAATTTTGCCATATGCGGAAACCGGCAACTATGATTTTCGACAGATGACGTTGGAAGCCGGTGACAATAGAGTGTCAGTTAAGGCAGACACGGGGTCCGCCTTTTCAACAGCGATAGAGTACACAGGAAGGTATAACGGCTTATGATCACTTTTTACGACAAGACTGGTAAACAGCTTGATGAGATCACGTTTATCGAGTGCCAGTGGGAGAGGAAGTACTCAGAGGCCGGATCGTTTTCTATCTACTGCGCTGCAGCCGATTGGAATTTTGATATCAAGTATCTGATGAATACTGACCGGAAAGAAACGGCGATAGTGCAGAAAATCGTATTTGAGAAGAAGACCGAGGGGAACTTTATTACAGCCTCAGGGTTCTTCCTGGAAAAGGTGCTGTCATGGGGATGCAATTATGAACCTGTCACATTGACCGCATCCACGGAAGCCGCAGTCAAGGCGGCGATCACAACCCTGATGACCAAGGACTTCAGTTCTAACTCCAGTTATAAGCAGCTGGGTGAAATCTCCTTTTCAGACGATTCAACTTTTCCGGCTTCAATCAATCAGTCATTGGATCCAGGTACAGATTTTGCCTCAGTGCTTTATGACAGCTTGCAGGAGAATGGTATGTCCTTCTGGTGCGAGCCGGTCTTCCACACTGATGAATCGGCGCCGCTTCTTGGTGTAGTGATCCATACTTACAAAGGAGCTGACAGGTCAGGGGCTGTATTTTTCTCTGAGGGATACAATGACGTTTCTGATGTTAGCTATACTCTCGACGAGTCTGCGGAATATCCGCTATATGGCATCATGCAGGAAGTGCAGGCTGCCAGTGGCTTTGACAATGTGATATCCGTAAATACCAAAGAGGGCGTTAAGTACTTTATTAGTGAGACTATCGCCGTGGACACGAATTGTCCATCAGATCTGGGTGCATGCTGGCCACTGAAGGTCATCACCGGGAGCGTTTCGGGTATGGAAATGGTATCTGCGAATCAGCAGGCGATTAGAGATGCAATGAAGCAGCAAGCCACGACTGACATGCTCAACCACTACAAAATCGAGACGATCACGGCCAATGTGATACAAGAAACTTTTTTGTATCTTGAGAATTACGACCTTGGTGATATTTGCACGGTGATCCTCGACGATCTTAAGCAAATGTTTGTGGCACGGATCGCAGAGATAGAAGAGGTACATCGAAATAACACAGTAGAAATAACTCTTACGCTCGGGACGCCACAAAAGACAAAGTATCGAGCTGTGAGGGTATAGGAGAAATCATGATTAGTTATCCATTTGAATCGAAAAATGTGACGACGGACAATCCATATGGTGACAGGGCGATCACAGATGAAATGGAGAGGGAATTTAATCAGCTGACCTGGACTAACGGAGTTTTTATTAACGACAATAGCCTGGTCAATTCCCTGAAGGTATCTGCAGTCGGGGGAATGCAAGTAGCTGTTGCGCCCGGCGGGTGTCACATAAACGGTGCCAAGGCGTATGAGTCTGCGACCAGGACTTTTACACTGGAAGCGTCTAGCGACACATACATGCGTATTGATAGAATCGTGGCCCGCTTCGACACGTCGGACTCGGTGCGATCCATTGAACTTTACGTGAAGCAGGGTACGCCATCCACAACAGCGGTTGCTCCGACGCTCGTAAGGGCATCAAACTATTACGAACTTGCACTTGCTGACATATACATAGGCAAGAGCGTAACAGAGATCACGCAGAGCAACATCACGGACCAGCGCCTCAATTCTGAGGTCTGCGGCATGGTGGCGCCAGCATTTCCGACGTCGATAGACACTACTGACATTTTCAATCAATTTCAGTCCGCACTCGATAAGTATATGAGCCTGGTGCAGTCTGCAATTGACGGAACCACGGCGGGCAACCTGCAAAGCGAAATTGACGCAGCAAACGCGGGACTAACAAAGGCCAATCAGCGGATGCTCATCTTCCAGGACAAGAGCCTCGACTTAACAAAGGCCGTATCTGATACGACATACAGCGAGCAGGGTTACACCTATCACGTAGATCTGGCACTCTCCGGATGCACGGCAGATTACATCCCTGATGTCTATCTGTCAGCACCATCATCGGTGATAAGTGACATCTGCCAGACCGGCGCGGGGTATGTCCGCTTTTTCGTCAGCACCAACACGGGGACTATCACAATCCCGGTCATCAGACTGACAAAGGGGGGTGAGTAGCGATGATTGGCGCCACGCACGGAAAGAAACAGCCGCACGGAGTTAAGGACTCTGTGATCATCACGGAGCAGTTTGCAAACAACGTTTGGACGGCTCCGGCTGACGGGATACTCACAGTATGCCTGGAACCGGCAGCAACAACAATCTGTATTTTGCGTTATACCCGCAACGGCTCGCAGCAGAGAGGGCTTTGCGTAAACAGCATAAGCGGCGCAATCGCCACAGGCACGATGCCAGTGCATAAGGGCGATGCAATTAAGCGAGTCTACACGAGCAATGTACAGACGGAAACCATCACATTTGATGAATTTGAATAGGGGGTAATCATGATTGGTAAAGTATACGGGGGGGTAAGAAACCTTTGCAAATAGTGAATCAGAGCATTCTCGACGGCGGCGGAGAAATAACGTACTACGTTTTCAAGGAGCTGAAACTGGTAATCGCATACTTTACGATAGCAAGCTCGATCACGATTGCCAGCAACTACTGGTACAACTACGCGATTCCTAGCGCGGTGGGCGTGCCTGCGGCGCATCGAGACGCGCCAATGGTAGGCGGAGCCGGCGGAAACGTCGGCGGCATGCTCAGGGTCAACGCCGGAGAAGCTAAGATCAATTTCTACTCCGGCAACGTCGGGAGTGCGCCATCAGGCACTATAATTTTTCCAATTAAGTAATCATGAGCCTGGAATGAGGCTCTTTTTTATTACAGAGAAAGGAGAGGGAAAAATGAACAAGGGGACAAAAATAAGAACCATACTTGCCGTCGCCACATCTATAAACACCGCATTGATCGCAACAGATGTAACGGGATTCAATAGCAAAATGTTGAACACAATTTACACGATTTTGTCCATCATCTGCAATTTCATAATTGTCGCCCTGACGACGTACTACAATAACGACTTCACACAGGCGGCCGCACAAGGAACGGAGTTTACAAGAGCAATAAAGGCCGGTGTTGATCCGCTGGAGCATGTCGCAATGGGCCCTGGAACTGATAACGATACAGAGGAAGGAGCGGAATAATGGAATATATAACAAAATACAATTCGCCTTACTTCTTCCCGACGAATAGTCCGCAAATGATTGTACTCCATCACTGGGGCAGCGACGGTCAGACAATGGCGGGCGTGATCGACTGGTTCTGCCGGAAGGGACGCGGGAGTAATGGTACAAGCGCGCATTACGTAGTCAGCGGGAATCAGTGCGCCTGCCTGGTCAACGAAGGCAAGGGCGCATGGCATGCCGGTAACCATTGGTACAACGAGCATTCAATAGGTATTGAAGCCAGGCCTGAAATGGATACGGAGACCTACAAAACGGTAATCGAGACTGTGGCCATGATTTACAAGCACCTCGGAAAGGTCGTACCAATAATCGGACACTTGGACGTGCCTGGTGTTAAAACAGCCTGCCCGGGAAGATACTATTCACATATTGCTGACATACAGGCTCAGGCTACTGCTCTTTACCAGTCCGGTAAGGCACCAACAGGCCCTGCGGCCTCCGGTACAACCTCTGATGGCAAGCTTGTAATAGATGGTGAGTTCGGCTCCGCCTCCTGCAAGAGGCTCCAGGTGTGGCTCGGTGCGCCGTACAGAGATGGTATCCTTTCCGGACAGCTCAGATCTCAGAGCACCTATATCCGCAACTTCAAGTGGTGCGTATCATATGCCAGCTCCGGCGGATCTGCGACGGTCAAGCTGCTCCAGCGCAAGGTGGGAGCCGGAGTAGATGGCTACCTGGGCAAAGAGACGATCAGCAAGCTGCAGACATGGCTTAACAGATCGGGCTATAAGCTGGCCGTGGATGGCATCGCTGGTCCTGCGACCTGCAGAGCACTGCAGCAGTATCTCAATGCTCACTAGGAGGTCGCGATGGGATGGAAAATAGGCCTTATTAACGCGCTGCTTTCCGGCGGGTTCTTCGTGTTCCTGGAGTTTCTTATAAAGAGGCATGACCGCAAGAAGGCGAACGAGCTCGATCCCAAGGTCCTGAAAAATTTGATGCTGGCCTCCGGCGCCATCATCCAGGACAGGATCGTGCAGCTGTCACGGATGCACATCAAGCGTGGTAAGATCAGCGTGGAGGACAAGGAAGAGCTCTGGCAGATCGTGGATCCGTACTTCAAAGCAGGGTTCAACCATTTGGGTAAAGAGTACTGGCACGCAGTGGATAAGCTGCCCGTTATAGACAAGTGCGAAGAAGTCGATGAGTAGGGCGCAAAAGTATGGCACAGTGGCTTTTTCAGTGCCTGCTGGAGCATAGACTCGTTGCAGGCGATGATAATGAAAAGGGAGTCGAGGCAATCCCGGCTCTTTTTTTATGGGTAAAATCAGACTTCCTGAAATAATCTGTTAACATAGGGCGCACACTATGTTAATATAATTACAGAAAGGAGGTACGGAGATGAGCAATAAAAAAAGCGGCAATAAGGCCGAAAGAATGAACCTCATAACCGCAATAATCAATTTGATCGTTGCCTTGATCACCTTGATTATATCAGTCAGAGGCCATTAAGAAAAGGGGGAACCATTCCCCCGTTGTGCTAGCTCATCACCGAAAATATCATGAGAACAATAGCAATAATTCTAAGCTTGGTAGCAATGGTGCTATCCATTACGAGCATCATCATCTCAGTCAAGTCTATCAGGAGGAGAGCTGATGATGGAGAGGGAGGTGGCGATGATGCCAACAGGTAAACCTAACGCACAGACTATAGCCTCAAAGAAATATCAGCAGAAAGTAGGGTTGATTGCGAAAAGCTTCAAGATCAAGAAGACTCTAGCTGATGATTTCAAGGCAGCCTGTCAGAAACGTGGAGAGGGACAGGCTGCAGTGATCTCCAGATTGATGCAGGAATATATTGATGAAGCATCCAAAGAATGAGCGTATGCCACACTTTATGCCAGAGAAATCATAAAAGTCTGTAATATCAAGGCATACACGAATTGAAGTAATTACCCCTACGCTCCACCAGATGAAATGAAAAAAGCCGCTGAGATCAACAGAGATGTTGAGATCGGCGGCTTTTTTGTAGTTTGCCTTGACAGGAACACGTCGATCAAATAATATGTATGTGGGAATTCCCACAACCCCACATAGGAGGTGATGAAAATGAAAATGAAAACGACGATCAAGGAATATGATGCAAAGATAGACTCGAAGAAGAGGCTTACCCTACGCGAAAGTCCTTTTGAATATTATCATGTTGAACACTTTTCCGACGGGAGGATCGTTCTCCAGCCGAGAGAGCTGGTGGAACCTTTCCGTGTTTCAGAGAGCGCCCTTGAGATGATGGACAAGTCCATGAACAACGTCAATGAGGGAAAAGCAGGCAAAGCAGTGGATGTTTCGAAATTCAAGGAGTGA